ACGCACATTTCAATACCGATCAGTCCGCAATAGTTTACATTAGTCGGACGCGATACGTTTTTCACGCCTGACAAAGAAAACCCTGTTGCAACATCAAAAACGGCCTCCCTGATCGGTAGCGCGTTTGTGCGAGGCTTATCCCCGACATGGTGGGCGGGCTCTATATCCGGCACAATTTGGATACATTTTTCACTATCAATCAGGTAGTGCGCTGACGTGTACAAATTACCACGCGGCCCCGGCGCGCCGTTGGCAAAATACCGCTGGTGTGCATCTGCATTTGCCCCGTCCTTTTCGTTTGCCGTCCAATGCAGTACAACCCATTCGGGTTTGATGCTCAATCCTTTGTACCGCAGCGCGGGGCGGCTGTTCGGGTCGGTTAATAATTGCCTGTTGAAGATCATATTTTTGGCACTTTGGATTTTGATTTATTTTTGGTTTGCAAGGTCGGGTGTTGGTGCGCAATCGACTTTTTCAAGGTTTTGAATACCGTCGTTATTGCTGTTTGCTGCTTATAACCTCGCAACAGTATTGCCAGCGTCTGCGTAAAGTTGCCAACGCCCCCAATTTCCCACGCTACTTCATTCGATTCGCAAGCCGAAAAATAGTAGATCGTTGCCGCGTACTTTCGCGGGTCGGTGTATTCTAATGCGTTCTCGATAAATATTTTCGGCATCTCGATTGACCTGCGTACCGCGTTGGCCGCTGGTGGCTTCGATGCTGTCCGGCTGTTGCCCGTAGAATAACAGCTATCTGAATAAAGCACAACCGTAACACCTGCCTTAAATTTTGCAAGTATCGGCGTTATTTCGTAATCAGGTAGAATGTCGTCGTGCATTACCCTGGCCGTATGCGTTTTTCCGTCTTTCTCAAATCGTGTGCCGTGACCTGAAAAGTAAAAGTGCAACTCGTCGCCCGGCGGCAAGGTTGGCGCCTATTCGTTTAGCGCGAACAATACGGTTTGTTTTCTCGCTTCGCTATTGTTTAAGCGGGTGAACAACGTTCCAGGCGTATTTAAAAACGCCTCTGCCTTTGTAATATCGTTTATGCACCCATGCAGGTCAATATTTCCAAATATCGCCCGGTCGTATTCGTCGATACCGACGAGAAAAACGTGTTTATTCATTTTTGCAGTAATTTTTGCTTGTGGTATTCAAGCCACAAATTTAACTCTTTTTTTGTAATTTGGTAATCTATTTTTGATGGATTCCTAACTACCTTATTACCGTCAATCTCCCATCCATCCAACCCTCTATTCAGGTAGTACGCTGGATTGTTTGCCCCGGCGTACAGTACAAACGTTTCAGGCTTTTCTAGGCATACAGGCGCAAAGACAAGCGCGTACACGTCGGCCCCGGTGGTGAACCTCCTACCGTTTGCCCGGCTGCGTAAATACCAACCCGTCAACCTCATTATTTCGGTTGTGTTACGGTTTTGGCATAGGCTTTTAACCTGGTCAAGCGTAACACCGCTGCCCGACAACCCGGTAGTCGTAAACTGGATAAACCCGGCTGCTTTACCATCGTTACGGACCACAAACGGATTCATGCCGCACTCTGGTAAAGCGCACTCGTAAATCGCGGACGGCTCCAATCCAAATTCTCGGTTCCACGCCGCGACGCTATCGGTGACGGTTTTGTATTCCATCGGTGAACAATGTACAGACAACCGCTTTTGATACGCTCGTACCAACTCTGTGCTATCGTATTGAACGACGTACACGGGGCGGTATAGTTGCTCTGCGTACTGTATCGCGTCGCTGACCTCATACCTAAAGCCGTACAGGATAAACGAAAGCAGCGCGATTAAAACACCGTTCCAAAGCGTCAATTTTAGGACAAACGAGCGAAGCAGCGCAATACCCGAAAAGGTAAGCGATACACCGCGCAGCGCTGCCTTAATTGCGGACAACAAGAGCAGAGCGAGCAGGGCCGAACCCGCGATTGGTAACGGCCCTGTTAAGAGTATTTGGAAAATGTCGGTCATTAAAATAGCCTTAATTGTGAAATAAACTCTTTGTACCGCTTCTGCTCTGCGTTGTAATAATCTACGTCAATTTCACAACCTACAAAAGAAAGTCCTGCCTTATTTGCCGCAATACGACTACTTCCACTTCCCAAATGAGTATCTAAAATCAAATCTCCATCCTTCGCATATTTTGAAAGTATCCATTCGTATAAAGCTACTGGCTTTTGTGTTGGGTGTATTCTAATTTCTTTGTCCTTCATATTTTGCTGTAACATTCCATTCCATCGGTAAGTGAATTTTCTAACCGCACTTTCAAAACTTGTCCAAGCTAATTCACAATCAGCAAAATCTGCAGAGTTTAATTTGTCCCACACAAGCCAGCAACTTGATGGCTGTAATCCAAAATAATTTCCTCCCCAAATGATTTGATTTTTAGATACTCTTTGAAGCTCCAAAAAATATTCATCCGTTGGTATTGCTTTGTCCCAATCTTTTTTTCCATAATCAGTAACCTTCCCTTTATTGGAGCTTCCCCAAGTTCCTTTGCTTGCGTTAATGCCATAAGGCGGGTCAACTATCGCCAAATCAAAATATTTATCCGGGTAGCGTTTCATTACCTCGATGCAGTCTTCGTTAAAAACCTCCGATATTATCATTCTGTTTCATTTAAATTGTGAAAAACTCCCATTCCGGGCGATCATTCCGGCGATAACTGTCGATTCAGTTCGGCTGGTGCGCTGTGTGCGTCCGGGAAAGTTTGTTATTTATTGTTTATTTCGGTGAAAAATTCTAAAAAACTATCAGTTGAACGCGCAATAAAATACACGCCTCCTGATTTTTCTACGTCAATTTGCCGTGCTTTTTGCGCCGACCTTTGCGCGTCTTTCCCGGCCTTTACTTCGATTCCTACATATTTGCCCCTGATAATGCAAATAATATCTTCTACTCCTGCGGTTCCGTTGCTCGTTCTGAATATGCCCTTTTTTGTATCGTAAATCCCTGTACTGTTAATTCGTATCGCGCTGCATCCCGGCTGCATATTTACAACCCGTATAATATTTGCTGTTATTCCGTTCGCTGTTTCTTTTGCTTTTTTCATTAGTCGAATAGTTCTGCTTGTTGATCTGTGGTAACGCCCTCTTTTGTGCCGAACGTTGGCCGCTTTGGTATTTGTACAGGTTGCGGTGCAGGCTGCTCCATTCCGCACATTTTTCTAACACGCGCAATATTATGCTTGTATCCATGCTCAGCTATCTCCCTATCTACCCCGGTTTTACCTTTTGTTTTGCCCAATAATTCGAGCGATTCTAAAAGGCTTATAATTGGGTCGTAAACATGGAGCGCGACAAGTTGCGCGTTTAGCGCGGTTTCTTCGATTGTTATGGCGTCGCGTGGGCCGGTGCCGTGTATTGTGATTTTGCTCATTACTTACGTTAATTTAGAAAGCCAATATTTATAAACCCTTGTTGCTATTTGGGCGACCATAACAGGAGGCACAGACATTCCAATAATATACACTGGCTTTTGGCTTAAAAAATTATAGTCAATAGGAAATGAACCGCACTCAATTAACTCATCATTATACAGGTAACGTTCTTCGTCGCTGTCAAACGGTGCCCTTTTTGCCCGTATTGTATTAACTACCGCTTGTCTACTTACTTTATATTCGTTAAAAAAGCTACCCTTGTCGTGCGCTGAACTAAGCGAATCCCCTGGATTGGTTAATCTCCAGAGAGACCTACAACTGTCTGGAATATTAAAAGCGCATTTATTTCCGTCATCACGCCTTATTTCTTTATATAAAATAGGCTTTTCGTTGAAAACCATATTAATTTTTGGCAAAACGGTAAACATATCTACTTGTTTTAAAAATGGTGTTGCAATATCCTTCCTTAGTGCAATAAAAAACACCCGTTCCCTTTTTTGAGGAACACCCATTTTTGAAGCATCAAGCAAAAAGTGTTGACAATAATACCCGGCATCATCAAACGCTTTGTAAATACTTATTACATAGCTTTTTGCATTTCCTAAAAGCAAACCCTTTACATTTTCCGCAATAATAACTTTTGGCTGTAATTTTTTACCTAAATCAATAAAGTCAAAAAAAAGCGTATCCAGCACTTGCATTGCTTGGCCTTCCCTAAAAACCTTGCCTTTGCCCCAATCCTTTTCCCTGTTGCCGGCCATTGAGAAACTACTGCAAGGCGGCGAACCGTCAAGTATATCTAAATTATATAATTCTTTTGGCAAATCGGACCTTAATTTAAATTGCTGTATTGGCTCAAGGTATGAGTATTTTGGCTTGTGGTTTTCTATATAGGCCTCCATCATTTTAGGATCTATTTCATTGCACCCTAAAACATCAAACCCGGCTAATTTATAACCCATTGTAGATCCTCCGCCGCACGCAAAACAACTAAAAACCTTTCCTTTGTCTTTTGTAAAATTGGCGGTTTTTAAATCCCATTTGTACGGGAATTTATGGTTATCGTTTTTTATTTTATTCATTTGTCGAACAGTGTTTTAATCGCCATTTTACGGGCGGTTCTGTATTTAACAATCGCGGAAATAGCCGATTCCCGCAATCGTTCAATGTGCTCTTTGCTATCAATTTCCGGGCATACGGTCGTAACCGTGTAAGCGTTGCACGCGTTCCCGTCGGTGTTCACCGTTTCGGAGTGAAAAGCCGCGTAATAAGTTACCTCGTTTTGTGCGTAACCTCGAAATAAGTCGTTTAAACGAGCGTGTACCGTTGATTTCCTGATATTGGTTATTAACCCAATCGCCTCGGCGGTAACAGGCTCACCAACGGCGGCGAAGTCGAGCAGTACTGACAATACCCGGCTACATTGGCTTTCCCGGATATTCGTGCCGGGTTTGTGGTTCTTTAATGATGTTTTTGCTATCATTTTGTTTGCTT